TCGTCATAGTCACCAGCAGCAGCAGCGATGGGCACCACCAGCGAGCCGAGGTTCGCTGCAGCGCTCATGATAGCCACGTTGATGTCAGACGCGAGCTTCTGCTTGGCAGAGTCGCCAAGGCGACCTTCCTGCAGGGCATCACGCAGTTCGAGCGTGGTCATTTCCCACGGCACGGTCTTGCTGAAGCCCAGGGTGGCAGGCACGGCAAGCTGAGTCATGGCCTTGTAGCCAGAGATCGGGGTGCCAGGCGTGCTGTTGATCGACTGGGCGATGTAGGGCTGGGGACGCCAGATGGTGTTGTTGGCACGTTCCATCATCGTCTGATCGGTGTTGTAGATCGCGACGTTGCGGGACAGAACCAGTGCGTCCTGGAAACCTTCCAGGAGGTCTTCGAACGCTACGCGCTCTTCTTTGGAAAAACTATTGGCCATGATGGGCTCCTATTTCAAAATCAGTTTTTGGATGCTGCGCGCTTCTGCGCTTTGTACTGGATGACTTTCGTCATGTTGCCAGTACGCGCGGCTTCTTCACGCAGCCGTTCAAGGGTTGAGTCCACCGCACCAGAGACTCGTCCAGTCCCCTGGATTACTCGCTCCGGTGCGGGTGCTGCCCTGCGGTTCGTCACTTTCAATTCTTTCTCCAGTTTCGCTACCGCGAAGGCAAACTTCACGGGGTCGTTGATCTTTGCGAGGTCTGCAGCCTTTTTCGGGTTCTTGCCGAGTGCGTAGATGACCAGTGCGGGATTGTCAGCTCCTTGCAAGATGACGCCTTGCTGGGTGACGTTGAAGACTTCCTGGGCAATCGCCTCGGCGTCCTCATAGTCTCGGACCTTCAGCTCGGCCTTGGCCTTGCTGTAGCCCTCCAGTTTGGCCTGCCAGGCTTGCTGTTGCGTCTGCTCGGCCTGGCGGACCCTCTCGGTCTCCAGATCGTGCTGGCGCTTGCGTTCATGCCAGGCATCCAGTGCTTGCTCGAACCTGTCGGCGTCGTAGTCGAATTCCTCCAGCTTGGGCTTCGGACCCAGCGCGACCGGCTTGTTCTCAGTCTGCGCAGTGGTCTGCAGCTTGGCTTCGAGTTCTCGAATGCGTCGCTCTTTCTCGCGGTTGGCCTTACGCAGCTCACGCACCCATTCAGGCGCACGCTGCTCCTCTTCGGCGGGGGGCGCTTCCTCGCCAATGGAGACGACCACCTCGTCGGACTCTTCATCGTGCTGTTCGGCATCGCCTTCGGTCAGTTGGTCGCTGGCGGCATTGTTCTCACCAGCATCGATCTCAACGTCCTGCGGCTCGTCCTCAAGCACCACGGTTTCGTCCACTTGGCTATCGTCTACAACTACTGCCCTTTTGTTCATTGGTTGACCCCATCAAACTCACCCATTGACACGGCTGGGTGGTCGCCGTTTCTCACATTTTCACGCATTCGGCGTCATCTGACAACAGGCTGAATCTGCTGCCCCATGATGGCCTGCTGTTCGGCCTCCATTGCCGTGAGCGCCATGTTCTGTTCCTGGACGCCAGTCTTGGCCAGCGTCTCGGCTGTCTTGGCACGCGACAGGCCGGCGTCGGCCACGGTCTTGACCGTGTCGGCACGCGCCTTGGCCGCCTTGGCGATAGCCTCCTCGGCCGCTGCCTGCAAGAAGATTTTGTTCGGGTCTTCGGGCTGGCCTTGCAGCTCGACCATCATCTCTTCCTGCTCCTGCTCGGTCGGCTTGACCACTCCCATGCGCACGAGCTGCTTGCGGAAGTAGTCGCGCACGTCGCTGATGCCCTCGCCTTCCATGTTCATCATGGCCATCGCCTGCAGCACCTGCTTGGTCTGCGGGTCGTCGGTGATGGCCATCATGCCGGTCAGCGCTCGGACGGTGGCCGCGCGCTTGCTGGTGCTGGACGGGCCGACTTCGACGTTCACGTCGAACTTGGCACGGCTCAGGTCGTTCTCCATGACCACCTCGCCGGCCTCGCTGACGGTCGGCTTCATCAGCTCGACCATGCCGATCTCGTCGTTCGGGCCGATGGTCTTCATCTGGCGGCCTTCTTCGACATAGATGTCGCGCGCCATGCTGAGCCAGATTTCACCGCAGCGCTGCATGCCCTTGGCAAAGTTGCTCATGTAGATGAACGTCTGCATGTCCAGGCGGGTCTGTATCATCTCGATGGCCTTGCCCGAGATGTTGCTGACCATCTTGTCGGCCTGCTGCGAGCTGCCCAGGATGTCCTGCATGTCCTGCTCGGTGATCTGCATCAGCGCAGCCATCGCAGGCGGTATCTGTGGGCTTCGGGTGTAGGCCACTGGGCCGCTGACCTGCTGGCTGCCGTCCGGGCCGGTGATCGGGTTGATCAGCAGGTAGGGGTAGTTGCGAATATTGTCGTCTGCCCACATGACCTGGTGGCCAGTGACCTGCTCAGGCGTCAGGATCGGCTTCTCGACGCTGGACAGCGCGCTGATCTCGCCCAGCTTGCTGAGCTGCATGTTCTTCAGGCGCTGGGCATCCTTGGCCAGGCGCACCTGGCCCATGCAGCGCTCGACGTTGTCCACGAACCAGCGTTTGCCGTAGACCGGCACGATGGGGATTTCCTTGCCGGCGATGTAGCCGGCATCCTCCAGGATGCGGCCGCCCGACATGATGTACTTGTGGACCTTGCGAGTCTTGATCTTGCGCTGGCGCACCTCGATGCTGCCGATGGCCGCCAAGGTCTCTTCGAGCGCCGGGTCGTCGTTGAAGTCGGCCTGACGGTAGCGTTCCTCGGTGCCGTCGATGGCTCGGAAGATGCGGATCGTCTCGCTGACATCCTCGACCTTGTAATACTCGGCGACGTAGACCACGTCTGGCGTACACCAGTCGAACTCGTACTGGTGGATTTCCTTTGGCCAGTCGGTCGGGTCGTCGCCCCAGGTCTCCTTGTAGGACTGCCTGGTCATGCTGGTGACGACGTAGCAGTACCTGGCGTCGGACTTGTCCTGGCGCTTGGCGTTGAGGTCAAAGAACACCGAGCTGTCGGCGTCGAAGATCGGCTCAATCAGGATGCGCTGGCGCTCGTTGTCCTCGTCCTCGTCGTCCTCGTAGACGTTGCGCAGACGCCAGGCACCGAAGCCACCGCCCACCGCCTCTTCGAAGGCGTTGTCGTAGGCCTCGTCGGCCACGCTGTCCTTCTCGTCGGCACGGTACAGGCCGTCGCATGTCTCGGCCAGCTTGTCGTCCTGGCCAGGCTTCGGCGTGAAGTCCACCGTGACCCGGTTGTTGCGGTACTCGTTGATGATGCGGATCACCGACAGGTGAATCTTGTTCACCTCGAAGCGCGGCTTGTTCTCGTAGATGTCCCAGAGTGGGCCTTCCCACTGACTGCCAGCCAGGCTGTAGAAGCGCCGGTCCTGCAGACACTGCAGGCGCTCGTCGCGCAGTGCAGTCTGGATGTCGTTGAACTGCGCCAGCGCATCGCTGTGCAGTTTGTTGAGATATTGCTCTTTGGACATGCGTGCCATATTTCGCCCCTATTTGCAAGTATTTTCTACCATTTACTCGTCACCGGCAATGGTTTGAAGTCAACAGGCCGCGAAACCACCGCAGCCCTTCGGACGCCTTCGCACGCATACCGCAGCGCATCGATGACGTGGTTCTTCTTGTCCTGCAGGATCGGCAGGACTTTTCCGGTCAGTGGATCGGTCTTGTAGCTGTAGAAGGTCAGCTCGTCGATGGTGTGCGTGCAGCGCGGGTGAACCACCACGTCGTAAGACTTGAGCCACTCGACGCCTTCCTCGACCGACTTCGCGCCCTTGACGGCCGGCATGATCTTCGGGAAGCCGTTTTTGCGCATGTGGCTGATCGTCTCCGGCCTGGAGCTGTCGGCCACGATGGGCCAGCGCTCGGCCTCCGGCACGGTCATGAACAGCTCCGGCGTGTTCACGATCTCGCAGCCCACCATGTAGGCCTCGTGGTCAATGTAGAGCGTGCGGCCGACGATGTGGCAGCGCACCAGGACAGTCGGGTCGGTGGCAAAGCCCCAGTCTGCGCCGAGCCGGTGGATGGCGTCCTTTGGTGCCTCGAACTCCTCGATGCGCCAGTTGCGGAAGACACGCGCGCTGCTGTTCTGCAGGTAGCCACCACGCCAGACGTGTGCGTACTTGTCCGGGTCGCGCGCCTTGTCGTACTCCATCTCGGCGCGCAGCACGTCTGGGAACCAAGGGTTGTCGTCGAAGTTGACCTCGATGACCTTGGCGTCTGGTGGCGGCTTCGCGCCGCGCAGCAGGTTGTCCACCGGATCGCTGGCCTGGCTCGGGTTCCAGGTGAACCACAGCTCGGAGCCTGGCTTTCGGATGGTCGGCCGCAGCAGGTCCAGGCTGCGCTGTGACAGGCTCTGCGCCTCCTCCACCCAGGCACGGTCGTAGCCCTCCAGCGACTTGATCGAGTCGGCCGTGTGGTTCTGCATGCCCTGGAAGATGATCAAGCCGTCTCCCTTCTTGGACTTGATGACGGCCTCTTGCACCTCGAAGTAGGCACCGGCATTCATGGACTCGATCTTCAGCTCCAGCAGGCGCTTGACCGACTGCGCCAGCGACTTCTGGACCTCGCGCACGCAGACGCTGCGGCTGGTCTGGTCCAGGATGTGCGCCTCGATCAGCATCTCTGCGAAGGTGTGCGACTTGCCCGAGCCACGGCCACCGTGCGCGCCCTTGTAGCGCGCCGGCTCCAGCAGCGGAAGCGCCCACTCAGGCGTCTGAATTTTCAGCGTCTGCTTTGCCACGGATGACCACTCGTTCGATCTTCGCAAACTCCAAAGGCGCGCCGTCTGCGCCGGTCAGCTCGTGCGCCTGGGTTTCCTTCCACTTCATCTGGGTCTTGGACCACCAGATCATGGCCGCCGTGTCGCCGCCCATCGCCTTCTGGAACAAAGTGCGACCGACGCCAGAGTTGGCCTTTGCCTTGCCGGCCACCAGTTCGGTGGCAAAGTGCTTGCGCAGCGTGTCGGTGTCGATGCCACCGCGCACCAGGATGGCGATCTGCTCGATTGGCAGGCCGTAGCCGGACATGGCCTCGACCTGCTTGCGCTCTGCGTCGGTCGGCTCGAAGGCTGGTCGGCCAGCACCAGGCATTGCGCCGCCAGTGCCTGGCCGCGCGCCGCCGTTGTTTTTCCGTCCGTCCGGCTTTTTTCGGACCGATTTTTCTTCAATTGTGGGTTTCTGTGATTTCGTTGCCATTCATAACCTCCGCGAAAGGTTTTCCAGTTTCTGCGTGAATTGCCTGCTTGCCGGTGAACTCCTGCCAGCGCTTGACGATGACGTCAACAAACTTTGGGTCCAGTTCCATCAAACGCGCTTGCCTGTTGGCCTTCTGTGCTGCGATCAACGTGCTGCCGCTGCCACCGAACAGGTCCAGAACGATTTCGCCTGGATTGCTGCTCCACTCGATCATGCGCTCCACCAGCGCCACCGGCTTCATGGTTGGGTGCAGATCGCTTTTCGTTGGCCGGTTGTGCCGGATGATCGTGCCGCTGGCCTTGTTCCTGATCTCGTTGATCATGTCGATGAGCTGCTCCTTCTTCATCGACTTCAGGTCAACGTCATCGTCGATCACCGTGGTCAGTGTGAAGTTGCCGCAGAAGTAATGGCCAGCGCCTTCCTTCCAGCCGTACAGGATCGGCTCGTGCTGCCAGTTGAAGTCCTGGCGTGACAGGGTTGCGCTTTGCTTAACCCAGATCAGCACCTGAGAAAGTTTCAGTCCAGATTCCACCATGCAGTCTGTGAATGCCGCGCGCTCGGATTCACCGTGCGCCACGTAGATCACTGCGCCAGCTCGCATGACTGCGTAGTAGCTGGCGTAGACGCTGCGCAGGAAGTCTCGGAATTCACCAGACCCCATGTCGTCGTTCATGATTTTGCCGGCCTTGCCTTCGACCGCCACGTTATATGGTGGATCAGTCCAGACCAGATCGGCCAGCTTTCCGTCCATCAGCTTTTCCACCTGCTGCAGGTTTGTGCTGTCACCGCACATCAGGCGGTGCTTGCCGAGCACCCAGATATCGCCGGGCACGCTGATTGGCGTCTCGCCAATCTCAGGGACTTCGTCTGGATCGCCCTGGTATTCGATCTGCTCTGCGTCTTCGACTTTGGTCAGTGCGTCGATCTCGTCCTGGGTGAATCCTGTCAGGCCGATGTCAAATCCTTCTTCATCCAGCTCAGCCAACTCCAGCGCCAGCAGCTCGTTGTCCCACCCTGCGTTGAGTGCAAGTTTGTTGTCAGCAATGACGTAGGCACGTTTCTGGGCATCGGTCCAGCCTGCCGCGACCATGACCGGCAATGATGCCATGCCGAGTTTTCGAGCTGCCATCACGCGACCATGACCGGCAATGATGCTGCCGGACTCGTCCACCAGGACAGCGGTTGTGAAGCCCCACTCGCGGATGCTGGCCGCGATCTGGGCGACCTGCTCCTCGCTGTGGGTGCGCGAATTCTTGGCGTATGGCACCAGCTTTTCGATGGGCCACTGCTCGACCTTGTCGGCTGGGTTGGTTTTGTGGGATTTCGTGGTCATGCGTCATTCTCCCCTTTTTCGAGCCGGTTGGCCACCAGGGTGGCGTAGCCGGCGATGTCGATCCAGTTGTCGGCGTAGGTCGGGTCGCCGTTGAGGATGCGCGCAATCTTGTGCTGGATCATCTCCAGGGCTTCGCGCTGGTCTGGCTTGAGCCGGTCCCATCCTGAGCGCTCGAACATCACGTCCTTGAGCGCCTGGCTAATCTTGGCGTGATTCTCGAACGCGCCATAGGTTCCCTGGCGTCCGGCCAGCATCTCGTTCACGTTGGTGGTGCTCACTGCTTGCTCACTTTCTTGAAGATGGCCTCGACTTGCGCATGCAGTTCTGGCCTGTTGTCTCGCATGTGTACGTAGTCTCTTGCAAATCCAATCTGGCCTGTCTCGATGTTTTTTACCAGCCAGTAGTTGGCCTTGTTGCGTGCTCGCCCGTTGGCCACGATCTTGTAGGTCATCCAGTCTGGCGTGTGATCTTGTGGACGACTGAACACCAACCACTCGACTTCATCGCTGTCCCAGCATTTCCCGATCTGATTCCATCCATCGTCTTCAGTTGGAAGGTTTCCTGCGTACATCTTTCCCATTGCGATCTCCTTGTAAACCCTTTGCATCTAAACTCTAAAGGGTTTGTGTGGATAAGTCAATCGGCACAAAAATGCCCTGCATGGGGAACGGAACATGGGAACTACCCCTTCTATAGAAAGGGGGTAGTTCCAGTTCCCTTCCAACCCTGCTTTGCCCAAGGTAACAAGTTCCGTTTTTTTCCGTTCTGTTACCTTGTTCCCTTGCCATGACTGTGGATAAGTCTGTGGATAAGTCATATTCAGCTCGCCGACTTCCTGATCAGCATGGCACTGGCCTGGGCCTCATCGATCACCGTCCAGCCGTGCTCGAAGGCCTCGATGATCTCGGCCACCAGCAGGTCTGCGATGGGTTTTCCGTTGGCGCTTGGCTTGATGTAGACCTTGGCTGAGGCCTCGCTGACGTCCATTTTCTGGACCAGGTAGTCCACCATCGCCGACCTGCTGAGGTAGGGTAAACCATTACGCTCCTCTGCTCCTGAAGACCACCAGGCGTTCTCGAAGGTCTTGCGGTGGCTGTCGATCTTGCTGTCCTTCCTGGGGCTGGATGGAGGCTGCGCTTGGACGATGACGGCCGATGTGACCGGCTGCTGGTCCTCGTCGTACCAGCCTGGGATGGTGACCTGCTGCAGCTCGACGTGGACCGTCTGGGCCAGCTCGGCGTCCTTGGACTTGCGCTGGACGATCTGCATGGGCACGCCGTCCTTGCCTGGCACGATGCTGATCTCGATGTCCAGCGCGCCACGCCAGGCTGATGAGCCACGCGCGCGGTGCTGGGCTTCCTCAGCCACGCCGGTGTGGTGGACCAAGATCACACTGCAGCCGAACTCGTTCATCAGGCTGTTGCAGGCGTCCAGCATGGTCTTGGCGTCCTGGGCACTGTTCTCGTCGCCGGCCAGGAAGCGGTGCAGGGTGTCCACCACGATGACGGCCGGCTTCTCCGGCAGGCTGCGCAGGTGCTCGACGACCTGCAGGTAGCCGGTCGGGGTGTTGAGGTCGCAGCCGTCCTTGGACAGCCACATGGCCAGGTGTCCGGCCTGGTGGTGGTGCTTCCAGGCTGCGACGCGCCCACGCAGGCCGTGGTGGCCTTCACCGGCCAGGTAGACCACGTTGCCTGCCTTGACCTTGTGGCCACACCAGTCAGGCGCGCCGCTGGCCATGCGCAGGCACCAGTCCAGCACCACGAAGGTCTTGCCGCCGCCTGATGGGCCGTGGACCATGATCAGGGCATTGTTCTGCAGCCAGCGCTTGACCAGCCAAGAGATCGGGGCCGGCTGGGCTGAGAAGTCGTCGGCTGCGATCAGCCAGTCGGTCTTGGCAGGCGTCAGGAGGCTGGCCAGATCGTGGCCTGCCTGGGCATAATCGTTGGCATCCATGCCTTCAATTGGAGGCACAACCACGCGCACGCCGTACTTGGCACTGGCCTGCTCGGCGTACTTCTGGCCCACGCCATGCTTGTCGTGGTCAGCCACGATCACGATGTCCTGGGTCGCGCCGTACATCTCGCGCATGATGCCTGTCACCGGCACCAGGCTGCTGGCGCTGTAGGACGCCACGCAGGGCCGGCCGGTCGTCTCGTGGATCGTGGCGGCTGTGGCAAAGCCCTCGGCCACATAGAGCACGCCAGGCTCGTCCATCGTGCCGATCATCCAGAACTTGCCGCCAGCCTCGCCACCTGGGTGGTACAGCTTGCCGCCGTCGTGTGCGATGTACTGCAGGCTGGCCAGCGCGCCATTCTGGCCATACAGCGGCACCACCAGGCGGCCGTCGCCGGTCACGCGCGCGCCATGCACGCCGATGCCCTTGCGCTTGAGGTAGGGGTGGTCAGGGCTGGCCGCCTGGGCCGAGGTCCATATCGTCTCGACCGTCGCCGCTGCCACCTCGTGCTTGCGCTCCAGCTCGGCGTCGCGCAGCGCCTTGGCCTCGGCCATGCGCCTGGCGTGCGCCATCTCCTCGCTGGCCGTCAGCTTGCGACCGACCTCAGCGCGCCAGGTCACCTCCACGCCTGCGCGCCAGCAGCCAAAGCGCCCAGCCGGAACTCCGTCGCCGAACACCAGATACCAGCCTGGCTTGTCACCTCCGTGACTGCCGCTGCCCTTCGTGCCGGACTTGAACCTGTGAATCTTGCCATCCAGCAGCAGCTCGTCTGGTGGCTCCAGGCCGGCCGACAGCATGGCGTCGCGCAGTTGTTCTTCAGGTGGTGCAATTCTTTTTTCTGGTGGTGGCGACCAGGGGCCGCCGAGCACTTTGGACAGGTCAGCCATGTGTTGCGGCCTCCTGGCGTGTCAGGTAGTCCGACAGCGCCTTGACCGTCTCGTACAGGGGCTTGGATTCGTCCTGCATGAACCTGTAGACCGTGGCCGGATGGACGCCGGCATTCTCGGCCACGCGCTTGAGGTTGGCGTCTTCCAGCCTCTTCTTGATCTGCTCGACAGTCATCATATGTTGCACCTCTGAAAAAATTTTTGCGGGAGTGCTTGCACTGTACCAGATTTCTGGTTTAAGATGCAACCACTGCGCGAAAGGAATTGGCCGAAGGCGCAGCAACCCAAGAAGGAGAGCCACTTATGGCAATCAACGTGAAGACCACCGGCAGCTTGTCTGCCAACGGTGTGAAAGTCCTGGTCTATGGCCAGGCCGGCGCTGGTAAGACCTCGCTGATCAAGACCCTCCCCAGCCCCATCGTGCTGTCGGCTGAAGGCGGCCTGCTGTCCATTCAGGACGCAGACCTGCCCTTCATCGAGATCGCATCGATGACCGATCTGCAGGAGGCCTACAAGTGGCTGACCGAGTCGGACGACGCCAAGGCCTACAAGTCGGTGGCGCTGGACTCCATCAGCGAGATCGCCGAGGTGGTGCTGAACGCTGAGAAGAAGGCGACCAAAGACCCACGCCAGGCCTACGGTGCGATGCAGGAGCAGATGGCCGACATCATTCGCGCCTTCCGCGACCTGCCTGGCCGCCACGTCTACATGAGCGCCAAGCTGGAGAAGACGCAGGACGAGATGGGCCGGGTGCTGTATGCGCCCTCGATGCCTGGCAACAAGACCGGCCAGGCGCTGCCGTACTTCTTCGATGAGGTGCTGGCCCTGCGTGTCGAGAAGGATGGCGATGGAAACACCCAGCGCGCCCTGATGTGCGACAGCGACGGCCTGTGGCTTGCCAAGGACCGCAGCGGCAAGCTGGATATGTGGGAAGCGCCGGACCTGTCGGCCGTGTTCGCAAAGATCGGAGGCAAGGCATGAACATCAAGGAAATGATGAACACCGGCAAGCTGATCGAGAGCGTGACCGACGCCGAAGAGCTGGCCAAGATGTGGCTGTTTGCGAAGGAGAGCGAGGCCATCGCCACTGCCGACCGTCGCAAGATCGAGGACCAGATCAGGAAGATCGCCAACATCCGGGACGACACCGAAGGCACCGAGACCCTGGCGCTCGAAGGTTTCAAGGTCAAGATCGTCGGCCGCATCGACCGCAAGGTAGACGCCGACAAGGTGCAGGAGCTGGCCGCCGAGCACGGCCTGACCAATCACCTCTCGACGCTGTTCCGGTGGAAGCCAGAGATCAATATGGCCATCTGGAAGTCCACCGACGAGGCCATCACCAAGCCGCTGGCAGCAGCAATCACGGCCAAGCCTGGCCGCCCTTCTTTCACCATTGAACCCACCACCACCAAGGAGTAAATCATGGCTTTTCTCGGACAAACCTTTGACTCGAACGAACTTCCACAAGGCAACAGCGGCAGCTACGAGCCGCTGCCGGAGGGGTTCTATAACGCGACCATCACCCAGGCTGAGCTGAAGCCGACCAACGATGGCACCGGCCAGTACATCAAGCTGCGCCTAGATATCACCGGGCCGAGCCACCAGGGCCGGGTGATCTTCTCGAACCTCAACATCAAGAACGCGAGCGCCAAGGCCGAGGAGATCGGCCGCCAACAGCTTGGCGACATCATGCGCGCCATCGGCCTGGCCAAGGTCAACGACACCGACCAGCTCATCGGTGGCAACCTGAACATCAAGCTGTCGATCCGCGACAAGCGCACCGACGAGAAGACTGGCAAGACCTACGAGGCCATCA